ATGATCCGCATAATCCACATGACGCCGTAATGTTATCAGCGATCATGTTCCAAGAACATCTAAAGATTTTAGGCAGTATTGATATGGCGATATCTGCACACAATACGGGGTGTGATTGGACAAGGCGGAATGGCATATATCATATTTATGTCAGTAAGGTTAAGAAGGCGATGTTTTAATCCATTTCTGACAAAATATAACCCAATTCTTCACTATTGACGAAATGTCACAAATAAACGGCATTATTCGTGACATATTGCCATTTATTTGAAAGCTGTCACAAATTGACAGTTTCCGTCATCAAGTATGCTTTTATAATACTTGTTGGAGGAGATAGATGAGAAATTATTTTGCTTAATCGTGATTTTAGGTGATATGGAAGTCGAGAAAACCCAAAAATGCGAGTGAGCCTATAGCCATGATAAAACCATTTCGAGAGAGCGAGCCGGTAACGAGGAGACAACCAAGCAACAGGAATGGCCTATTTTATTATTTGGGTAGTTGCAAGCAATAACAAAATAGCGTATACTAATAATTGGAGGCGCACAACATGAGGGGAAACTATGACAGAAAGGGAAGTCGCCGATTATATCAAAAAAAATGCAAAAAATATTGAAAAAGCGCTTGCGCCGATGCGGAATCGATTGTCTAGTGAAGATATCGATGATGCACGGCAAGAGTTAAACATTGTGATGCTAAAATGTTTGCGCTTATATAATCCCGAAAAGGGCGCTATAGATGCTTATATAAATAAAAGCATATTTAAGAAAGCGAAGGGATTACTTGCATCTTACATTGCGCAAAATATGAATGCTCCTGCATCGTTGGAGACGGTTCATTTATCGGAAGATGGCGTTGAATGGCTGTCTGCCGAAGTGCCCGATGATGACTATTTGCACGAGCTTTTAGATGCACGGTTGATTACGGAGGATTTGTTGAAAGACTTGTCGCCAAAGTTGCGCGGTATTGTTAAAATGTGGGCTGAAAAGCATACATTGCATCAGATAGGCGACAGGTATAATATTTCTGCTGAAGCGGTGCGCCAAAAGATAGAAAAAGCGATTGTGGCTATGTGTCAACAAGTAGAAGGTGGAGAGGGATTGTTTTAAAAGGAGTGAATATGGCGAAGATCAATTTTTGTCCAGAGTGCGGAACATTTTTAGAGGCCGATGATCACGCGAAGGGTAAATGCTATTATTGTCAGACTAAAATGTCGGACTATGGCGAAGTAAAACCCGAAGTGGTGCCGGATCATTGCGATAAGCATCCGAGATATGAAGGCATTGGCGTGCCGAAAGATGATTGTTTGGCTTGCTGGCTTATCCACAAGTCGGTGGTTGGCAAAAAGGTGGAGGAGTTGAGAAAATGAACAAAGAAGAACTTAAACCACTTCCCTACGACTTAATTGCTGAAATATGGGATTATGGCGCAAATGATGGTGATTATTTTGATGCAATTGATCGAACCGATGCAATAAACGAAATACTTGAAGAGTACGGATTCAGGATGGAGGAATAACAATATTGATTTTAATCTATCGGGCGCTAACTTATAGCGCCTTTTTTATTATCACTTGAAAAAATCAGTCCGCGACCGTATATATAATATGAGTCAATGCAGTCTACAAGGAAGGGTAAATATGGCGCGGTTGTCTGAAAATATCAGGGTAATGCTAGAGGATCAGGTTAGGCACGAGCTTCGCAATTCCATGATTTATGAACAGGTTCGCGCGTGGTGCGAATATGAGGGCTTTAATAATTGCGGAGAGTTTTTCAAAAAGCAAGCCGATGAAGAGCGCGAACACTTCCAAAAGATTTTTGATTATGTGATGGATAAAAACGACGTGCTGAATCTTGCGCCGTTTGCATTTGATGGTGTCTCGGTGAAGTTTGGTGAAGGTGCGTTGCGCGATATGTTTGAGCTTTCGATGGAGACAGAGCTAGGGACAACGGTAGCACTCGATGCAATCTATAAAGCCGCGCTTGAATCCGGCGATTTTATGACAAGCCATTTTGCGCTTGAAATGGTGCATATACAGCGAGAAGAGGAAAACACTTTCCAGTCGATTCTTGATAGATTTAATCGCTATCCGGCGTCTCCGAGCATGGAACATGATTTAGATATCTGGATCGGCGAAACATATAATGATTAAAAAAACACCATCGTTGCGACAACGAGGGAAACACAATGGCAATATTCAATAAACAAAATAAGCCGAGGATTCTTGCCCCTATTTTTTCTAGCGTTGCTACCGGATTGCAGAAAATATGGACGATGGCACCGACTAGGGATAAAAAAGAGCTACCAGACCTCGCGCATAAAAACCCTAGACTTGACCCTATCAATATTATTGCAAAGTCAATCGCCTCTACGGAAATTTTAATATACGATAAGCGAGATTTGAGAGTCAATAAAGACAACGCAAAGCCGATAGAAGATCACGAATTGTATGACCTTTTTGAATATCCAGTGCGTCGATATCCTGAAATTGATCGGTATTCCATTTTTTATTTGACTGCTGCACTAATAGAGCTGACCGGTGAATTTGGTTGGCTAAAAATACGCGATCAGGGCGGGAAGATACTCGAAATAGATCCGATACCTGCCGCGTGGGTGATGAATACTCCTACATATAATAATCCATATTTTATGATTTATCCGTATGGCGTTACAAGCTCTAAGGCGTTTAGGGTGCCGACGGAAGATTTTGTATGGTTTAAGCGTCCTAATTTGGTTGATCCGTATGGGCGTGGCCGTGGTTCCGCTGAATCTATCATTGATGAAGTGGAATCGGACGAATACTTTGCTAAAATGCAAAAAAATCTTGCGTACAATGACGCAACACCGCCATTGGTAATATCTGCGGAGGGGATCACAAAAGAGCAGGCTGAGGCCTTCAAGGAAAGCTGGATGCAGAAACTTAGCGGATGGACACATAGGCGCGAGCCTGCCGTCGTGCCGAAAAGTATAGAAGTTACAAAGCTGGGAATGACGCCCGATGAAATGGACTTCATAGAGTCGCGTAAATTCTTGCGCGATGAAAGCCTTTGGCATTATCAGATACCGCCAGAAATCTATAGCGTTATTGAAAACAGCAACAGGTCAACAATAGATTCGAGCTATTATTTATACCATAAAAATGTACTTGATGATAAATATCGTTTTATTGAGCGCGTGATAAACAGACAACTCATTCAATCAGATTACGATGAAAACTTGTGCGTAAGGTTTAAGCCGATTATACCAGAGGATGAGGAACATAAGCTGGCTGTAATGAACGCAGGCATATCGCAGGGTACCGTACTGGTGGATGAATGGCGCGCGGCGTTCAATATGCAACCGCTCCCCAACGGAAAGGGACAAGTGCTCTTGCGAACATTTTCAACGTTTGAAATACCGATGCACGGCAATGCACTGCCACCGCCCGAAAAGCCAGCGGAGAATTCCGAAACAAAGCCAGTTGAAAACCCAAGCGAAGAAGTAGTGTTGCCTGAAACCGAGGGTGATAAAATAATCCATGTTGTCATTGAGAAGGATGAAGAGCGAGACGCGAGATTTGCGGCAATATGGAAGTCATTTGACGCACGCGCGAGAGCGCATGAAGGCGAGTTTATTGATGCCGTCAAGAAATTCTCCGCGATGCAGAAAAAGAAAGTTGTCGATGCGCTGAACTCGAAGAAGGTGAACGAAGCATTGCGAACAGGGAATGCCTACGAAACCGAAATTGATGCGGCGATGAACGGTATTTTCGATGCGGCGACAGATAAGGCATTAAAGTCGGCGCTTGCTCCCGCGTGGACTTCGACGATGAAATCGGGCAGGGAACACGCACGCGAAATAATGGGCAAGTCAGTCAAAGACGTTGATACCTCTTTCGACATTTTCAATAGTTACGTCAATGAGTGGATCGAGAACTTCGGGCTTGCAAAGGCGCAAGGAATAAACCTTGTAACGAATGAAACATTGAAAAGAAACCTGATGGCGCAGATTGCCGATGCGAAAGAGAACGGCGAAACATTGCGAGACATTAAAAACAGAATCATGGAAACATGCGATGGTGTCTATGATGAAATGGATTCGGTGCGCGCTATGCGAATTGCCCGTACTGAAAGCTGCTCAGCGCAAAATTTTGGAAGCTATGTAACCGGAAAATCAGAAGGCATGACAACTAAAACTTGGATAAGCACACGAGACGACCGGACGCGCCACGATCACGATGATGCAAATGGTCAGACTGTGGGGATCGATGATAAGTTTGTGGTGGGGGGCAGCGAGCTTGATTACCCTGGCGATGCGGCGTGCAACGATGCGGGGGAAATAGTAAATTGCCGATGTACTATTATTTTCAATTATGAGTGATGCAACTTGAAAAAATGAAGGTCTGAACGTATATATATAATGAAGGCTAATGCCGTGAGGCATAAGGAACTAAAATGGAATATAAAATTTATGCTGGAAAAGTAAAAGAGGCACCTGGCGGCAATCCAAGGGTGCTGCGCTTTGTTGCTTCTACCGAGCAAAAAGATAGGCAGGGCGATGTCGTGGTGTGCTCTGGTTGGGATTTGACGCCATACCAGAAGAATCCTGTGGTACTTTGGGCGCACAATTACGATCAGCCGCCTGTTGGTAAAACAGTTAATGCCTTTAAGGATTTGAGAACCGGACAACTTATTCTTGATGTGCAGTTTATGAGCGCGGAGGAGTTGGCGCAGGTACAAAATCCGAGTGAAGCTGTTAAATTCGCTGAATCAATCTATCAAATGTATAAGCTGGGGTATCTCTCTGCTGTATCGGTTGGCTTTCAGGCGAAAAAGGTTGAATCGTTTGATGACGCTGACCCGAACATTCCTGCTTGGGCACAGGGACATAAAATCACAGAGGCCGAGCTTTTTGAATTATCATGCGTACCGGTGCCCGCAAACGCTGATGCGCTTGTGCTGGCGCGTGGTATGAAGAGTATCGACAAGGGAGTACTTTCGCAGGTTGAAGAACTCTACAGGGAAGAGAAGGTTGCGATACCGTTCAAGCATTATGCGCTTGCGGAAGAAGATCAGGCGTGGGATGGCCCGAAGGTGGTTGCTGACAGCGACGTAGAGGATTTGGAAAAAATCTGCGCGTGGAAAGCTGATAAGAAGCCAGAAGATATGACGAAAGGCGACTTTAAGTTGCCGCATCATCTTGCGAAGGCTGACGGTTATAAGACTGTGAAAAAAGGCGTAGTTGCGGCGGTCGGTGTGCTTTTCGGCGCGCGTGGTGGGGCCGACATACCCGAAGCGGATATTGAAGGCGTGAAGGCACATTTGAAAAAACACTATGCCGAGTTTGAGTTGGATTGGCCGGAAGAGAAGGCTGCGTGGGATATTCAGGCGAAAGCGGTAGGAATTGAGGAAGAGCATAAAGACGTTGAGCCTGACCATCAGAAAGAAGGGCGTAGATTGTCGGCTGATACTATGTCAAGGATTGATGACCTTGAGAGCGGTATAAAAGAAATGGATGAAGCTATTGCCGCTCTACAGAAATGCAGGGACGGTTTTGTGAAAAGAATTGCAAGTTTGCGTGATGGTGCCGGAGCGGAAGAACCAGAACCGGACGAAATGGATGATGGAGACATTGAGATTGAACCCGATGAATCCGTCATTGATGTAGTCGATTGAAGAACAGTCGGCGCGGCGTGAAAAATACTACAAAAAACGGAGAAAGAAAATGACGATGGAAGAGCTGACCGCGAAAATTAGCGCGGTTGTGGACAAGAGCATTGCCCCTATCAAGGCCGAAATCGAGAAGATGAAGGCGGAGGGCAAGGATACTTCCAAGCTGGAAGAGCTTGTGAAGAAGGCCGTTTCTGACGGCGAGAAGAAGAAAAATGCGGCTGGGCAGGAGTGGGACGCGCTGCTTGAGGGCGCGAGACTTTCGGGCAAGGAGCCGGAAATCAATGCGAAAACCGCTGCCAACATGATCGGCAAGATTGCTGCGGCTGGCGCGTGGGCCCTGAAAGAGACTGGCGCGATGCACATGAACGACAAACAGATGCTTTTCGACTTTACGAAAAAGATGTGGCCGCGCGAGAAAGTGATGCACGATATCATGCAGAAAGACATGGAAGCTGATATTCCCTCGGCTGGTGGTTATGGAATCCCGCAGATTCTGCTTCCCGATTATGTCAATTATCTGTATGCGAAAACTCTGCTTGACAAGATCGGCGTAATGAAATACCCGATGGTGAACGGCAATATGAGGCTTGCGCGTGTGGATGCGACCTCTTCGTTCACTTGGGGCGGTGAGACTCCGACCGGAAACAAGACACAGCCTACTCTTGGTGATATTACTCTCAATAGCAAAAAGGGTACGGCGGTTGTGCCTATCTCCAATACTCTGCTTCGCCAGAACGCTATCGGCATTGATGGCCTTATTTCCCGCGACCTTCAGCGAATTGCGACCATCGCTCTCGATACTGCGCTCCTGTATGGTACTGGTGGATCATATCAGCCGCTTGGCCTTGCGAATATCTCTGGCATTCAGACCTCTGGCTCGACTGGATCGGCGACCCCTCTTACTGTGCAGTTCCCGATTGACATGATTGCGCTCCTCGAAGAGTCGAACGTCCCGATGGAGAATGTGGCGTGGCTTATGAATCCTGTTGCTAAGGGCTGGATGATGGGCAAGGCGTTCTCTTCGGGCCCCTTCGCGTGGGCTGCCGAAATGGCGCAGGGAAAGACACTGAACGGATATCCGTTCTATTCTTCGGCGACCGTTGCGAATAGCGGCGCTTCGCCGACTTGGGCGAATATTTGGGTGGCTGACTTCTCCGAGCTGGTGTGGGGCGTTTCCTACGATATCGCTATCGATATCAGCCGTGAGGGTACGTATGTCAACTCTGCTGGTACTACGGTTTCCGCGTTCCAGCGCGACGAGACTTTGATTCGGCTTATCACCGAGTGCGACTTCAATGTGCGGCACCCCGCTTCTTTCGTGGAAGCCTTTGTGAGCAAGGGAAGCTGATAAAATGAACTAGGCCCCTTCGGGGGCCTAAAGGAGAAAAAAGATGATTAGCTTTGTTTTGGATAGAGGAAAAGTAGTTCATGGGCTGGCTTCCACTGGATTCACGGGGACTACGCCGCATGACACTGCTGCGATAGATAGGCTCGGATTTAATTCCGCGCTTATTATCCTGAATTATTCTGCTGGCACGAGTGGAACTATTACTCCGACCTTCTACGATGGTGCGACAAGTTCTCCGGCTGATGCGGTTACACTTGAGACTGCTGCTGCTGCGATTAACGTTGCTTCCGCTGGTTCGACTATAATGCAAGTTGATCTTTCGGGATTCAACAGATATTTCAAAGTTACGCTGACTCCGGCGCTTGGTGGCAATACGTCGAATATTACGGCTACTGTGATTCTCTTCGACGCGGTGAGCGATCCTGGTTCGGGCACGGCGGTAACTCCATTGAGAAAGGCGTAAAAGGAGATACATGATGGTATCATTTTTCTTGGATAGGTTGCTTCCTAAACAGGGCTTTGTGCCGCAATCCCTGACCGATACGGCTGTCGATACGGCGGCCATTGATCGGACTGGATTCGGTTCAGCCGTGATTAAGGTGAGCAATGCGATAGGCGTGGATGTGGCCGCTGGTACTATCGCCGTTGATATCTTCGAGGGTGCAAGCTCTTCACCTGCTACGGCGGTGACACTTGAAGCCGCTATCAGTGATATCGATGTAACGGCTGCGGGCTACAATTATTACTTCCTCGATCTTTCGGGGATGAATAAATATTTCAAGGTAACAGTAACGCCCGACCTTACTGCCACAGAGGGCGGGACAGCTTCGGTAGAGGTTGCGGTGGATGTCATTCTGTGTGATGCAAACGCTGACCCCGCCTCTGGCTCTGCTAAAACAATCTACAGGAAGTCGGCATAATGGCGAATCGTCTGTGTACGCTGTCTGATGTAAAAGCGTGGCTCGATATTACAACCACGACATACGATACAAAGCTACAGCTTTTCATCGACAGGATATCTTCTCAAATGGTTGCTTACTTGAATTTTCCTGTCAAGCGGGCAACGTATACAGATGAAGTGCATCCGATAAACAATCGCCAGTATTTAATATTGGATAATCGCCCTATTCAGGAAGTTACCGCGTGTACGATAGACGGTGTTGCGGCTACGGAAGGAACGGCGGACGATAGTTTTCAATAT